CGCAAGCGCCGTTGCCTCGGGCACCACGCACCTGGCGTTCAAGCCGCTGGCGTCCACCGGTACGCCGGCACGGGCCGCGGTGGCACATCAGGGGCGGCTCGTGGTCTGCAACAGCACGGACGTTCTCAGGAGCGACCCAGATGCGGCACTCGACGAGGGCGACGTAGCGATCGAACCGTACGTGGAGCTGGCCACCATCTACGCCATGGGAGCGGGCGGCGCGGCCCGCCATCTCGGCATCACGTTCGTTGGGGAGCTGCTCGACAACTGCGCGCTGACGGCCTGGTGCAGCTACGACGACGGGCGCAACTGGGTCGCGTGCCGCACCTATCGCCTCAGTCCCGCGAACGGGTTTCACCCGGGCCAGACGCTGCGTCTTCAGTGGACCCCGCGGCGGCGCAAGGTCGAGGGGGTGCGTGTGCGCTTCGTGGTGACACAGGAAGACGGCATCGCCTCTCCGGTCGGCGGCACCACGCGCGGTGTCGCCATGAATCAGGCGATCCTGTGGTTCGAGGACCTGCTCGGGCCGTCGCGCAACGAGTACAAGAGGCACTTCTAATGGCATACTTCGCGGGCGGAGCTTGGTGGACCAGCAACGGGCAGGCGTTCCCGACGCAGGCCGAGGCCACGGCGTACGAGCAACAAGTCGCAGCGGGCTCCAACGGAGCCGGAGACAGCGACGAGTTTGCGACGGCCATGGGGCGCGGCAACAGCGGCAACCCGCGGCCGTCGGCGACGGACCAGGCGGCGGCGGGAGCTCCCGCGGGGGCGGCCGAGCAGGCCAGCTTTAACGCAAGCCGCCCCGGCGGATTCGACCCGCGATCGACGAACATCGCGAGCGGGCGCACGCAGGGCAACAACGTTCCCTTCTCCGATGCGGTGGTCGGCGGCGGCTACCAGAGCGAGCAGGGCGGGTTCGTTCGCCCCGACGTGAACACGCCTCTCGATGCGCTGCGCCAGCTCGGCAACAACCCCGTCATCAACCCCGTTGGGTACTTCGCCGGGCAGGTCGGCAATCAGATCAACCAGCGCACGGGATTCGACGTGTCCGGCTACGTCCAGGACCCGATCGGGCAAGGGCTGAACGACCTCGGCGCTCCCGACGCGGTGCAGGCCATCGCCAATCCCACCGGCTACCTCAACCGCAACGCGGTAAACGCTGGCACCAACTACGGAACGAACGTGCCCGCCGTGGTGCAGAATGCCAGCTCGGCAGCCAACAACCTACGCAACGACGCGCAGAATACCTCGAACGCGGTACGCCAGATCCCCAACGCGATTCAGGATATCGCTGGAAACATCGCGGGCGCGTTCCGCGCGCCCGCCGGTCCGCAGGGCGCGCAAGCGCAGTACACGCCAACCCCGTCGCCAACCCCTCAGATGACCTCGGCGCAGGTCATGGGATACAACACGGACGCCGTCCGCCCCAGCTCGGCGCAGAGCGATGCTATCGTGCAACAGATGCTGGGGCAGGCGAATCAGCAGAGCGGCTATCAGGACTTCAACTCGCCGCAGTACGATCAGAGCCGAAGCGCGGCCATGAACTACACCTCGCAGCTGGCGGGCCTCGCGAACAACAACGTGGCCGTAACGGGCCTCGACTCGGGCCGCTACGACCAGAGCCGCGGGCTCATGAACACGAGTTATGGTGACCTGCGCGGGCAGGCACAGAACAACATCGGCAACATTCAGGCGGACGCCACGCAGCGCAACCAGAGCCGCAACGCGGTCATGGATACGGCCTCGCTCCTGACCGGCAACGCGAATAGAGAGATCGGACCCATCCAGGCGGACCAGCTCGGGCGCACCATCGCCACCAACGACGTCAACAACTGGAAGAACGGGCTGCGGGTCTCGGCGACCAACGACGTTGCCGACTCTTACGGCGACGCACGCAGCGGGCTCTACCTCGATTCGCGCGCTCAGAGCGAGGACATCATTCAGCGGCTCATCGGCGCGAGCGAGGCCCCCGAGAGCTCCAGCCAGGCACAGGCCTTGCTGCTCAACGCCCAGGAGCGGGCCACGCGCAACGCCTATGGCGATGCCAACAGCCTCGGCGGCGGCTGGCGCTCGCAGATCACCGGTCAGCGGCGGGCGCTCGGTCAGGCGGCGGCGCAGCAAGCAGACATCGGAGCGCAGATGGCGGCGCTTCGCGCGAGCGAGGAGCAACAGCACCGACAGAACCAGCTTCAGGCGCTCGGGCTCGCGGGCGGCTACTCGGGAGACATGGGCGCGCGCGACCTCTCGCTAGCCGTCACGGACGCCGACCGGTTGGCGCAGATCAAGCAGGGCAACCAGGAAAACTACCGGCTGAGCAACGCGGCCGGCGGCCAGCTCGCGATGGCGCAGCTCCTCGACGAGACCGGGTTCACCACCAGCGAAGCGGACCGGCTCGCCACGACGAGCATGGCCAACCAGCAGAACCGGCTCAACTCGCTTCTGGGGGCGGGCGGCCTCCAGTCGAACGCCATGAATAGCGACACGAGCCTGGCACAGAGCAACGCCAGCATCGCGGCGCAGATCGCCCAGGCGAACCAACGCAACGCGCTCGACAGCTACATCGCAGCGGGCGGGCTCGCGACGAACATGAACAGCAACGACCTCGGGTTCGCCACCAACGACGCTCAGATCCGCACGCAGCGGGAGCTGGCTAATCAGCAGAACGCGCTCAACGCGCTCCTGGGCGCCTCGGCGCAGGCGAACAACACGGCGGGCCTGGACCAGGGCATCGGCATCAACAACTCGAACAACCGCGTGACGGTGGACCAGAACAACCGGGCCAACAGCATCGCAGCATTGCAGAATGCCGGCGTGCTCAGCTCGGCGACGCGCGCGCAGGACGTGCAGCTGTCCACCGCAAACGCGGCGAACCTGACCAGCCGCATCAACGCGGCCGCGGGCATCTCGAACAGCAACTTCGCGACCGAGATGAGCCGGATCACGCAGATCGAAGATCTCGACCTTCGCAATCGACAGTTCGCATTCCTCCAGAGCCAGGCGCCTAGCGAGGCGCAGAAGTGGCTCAACGCAGCCGGGCAAACCGCCGGCATTCTGGGGTTGTTCATCTAATGGCACTCATCGACGAACTACGCGCCATGATGGGCGCTTCCCCATCGCAGGACGACGAGGAGGAAGACCGGATCGCCGCGATGCTGGCGGCCGAGGCTCCCGCCCCGATGCCGCAGCTCGACCCCGCGGTCCTGGAGGCCACGACCGGGAGCGACATGGCGCAACCGATCGACATGGGCGGCGGCGGGGGCGGCGGCTCGCAGCTCGGCCACCCCGACGTGCTCAACTACGTGAAGGAGCTGGAAAGCTCCGGCGCGCTCTCTGGCCCGAAGCAGGCCGAGGCCCCCAAGGGGATGCGCATGGAGTCGCAGACGGTCAAAGGCGAGACGGGCGGCATCCCGACGGACGTGCTCGCCCAGGGTGTCGCGGTGCGCGGACAAGAGCAGCTCGACAACGCCCAGGTCGACCGGGAGCGCCTCATCAAAGAGGCCGAGGAGATGGAGAAGCGCGCGGCGTACCTGCGCATGGACGCCGACATAGAGACCGAGAAGCGCCAGAAGCAAGAGGCCGAGGTAGCAGCGAAGCAAGAGCGGCTGCGCGCTCAGCAGATGGAGCTGGCAGGGCAAGCGGACGAGCCGATCAACCCTGATCGGTACTTCGACAACAAGTCGATCGTCGGCAAGGCCTTCGCGGTCATCTCAGCCGGAATCTACGGCTACCTCGGCGGACAGGGTCAGCCGCCCGTCGTTCAGTCGTTGATGCAGATGGCGAAGGAAGACGTCGCGGCGCAGATGGCCGACAACGCGGCGAACCGCGGCCGGCGCAGCTCGCTGATCGCGCAGTACGAGAGCCAGTACCAGGATGCGGCTCTGGTAGCGAAGCGCCTCGAAGCCGACAAGCTCCTGACCTTCGCGAAGAAAGCCAGGGCCGAGGGCTTCGACGCCAAGAGCATGGAGGTGCGGGCGCAAGCCGAGGACCTGGCCAAAAAGCTGGAGAACAGCGTCGGCCGCATCCACCAGGAGATTCAAGAGGCCACGTTCGGCAAGCCGCTAGAGACCTCCACCACGTTCAAGGCCATCGCCCCCAAGGGCTCGGGCGACCCCAACAAGCAGCTGAAGGAAGCGCTCGAAATGGACGCGCTTCTAGAAAAGCGCGGGTACACGCGAGAGGAGCGCTCGGCCATGCTTCAGGCGGCCAAGCTCGCTCCCCCAGGCGGCAAAACCGAGGCCGAGCTGAAGCGAGAAGACGAGGCCACCAAGCGCGCGGAGCTGACCCCAGAACAGCAACGCGACGCACGAGACCGCATCGACGGACTGGCCTCGGCGCGGCAGGGCTTCATGGAGTTCGACGCGGCGGCGGGCTTCTCTCGCGACGCTGGCAGCGGCGAGGTCAAAGAGGGCGGCGGCGAGCGGGCGGAGAAGATTCTACCGGGCAGCGCCACGCAGCTGGTGGAGGCGGTCGGCGGCGCCATCCCATGGGGCATCGGCGACGACCTCAAGAACTACGCCCAGAGCCAGCAGGGCGAAGACCTCAAGTCGCTCCGTCGCTCCGTCGACAAGATCACCGCGGGCATGGCGAAGGCCAACAGCGGCGCCGGTGTGTCGGACAAGGAATATGCCCGGTACGCGGCGCGGCTCCCGATCACCGGCGCCGAGTCGCTGCGGAAAGCGTCCGCCGAGCTGTTCCGCGAACAGCGCCAGGAGTACCGGAACGCGGTCGGGCAGTACGGCAAAGACCGCATAGACGAGATGCTGGAGAAGCGCGGGATTGACCCCTCGATCTACGGTAGCCTCTGACCCATGGCCCAACCGTTCGACCCCTCTGTGCTCGATGCACCCGCGGCCCCACCCCCGCCGGCGGCGCTGACCCTTTCCCCCGGTGGCGTGCTCGGCGAAGCGGCCTCGGCTGGCGGCTACGCTGGGGCAGCTGAGCAGGAGTGGCTACGCGATCGGGACTATGCCCAGGAGGCCACGTTTGCCAACGTTGGCGGCGGGCTCCTGCTCGGGGACTCGTACGTTGGCGACCGGAAGGTGGAGCGGCTCGGAAAGAACCTGTTAACCGAGGCGGAGCACGCGGCCCACGCTCGAGCGGCGCGGGACCTGCTCGGCAAGCAAGCTCGTGCGACCGGAAACGACGCCGACGAGCTGGCCAGGCGCGGCCCGGACGACGAGGGGGTGACCTACCTGCGGGAAAACGCACCCAAACTGATCACCGAGCTGAGCTCCAAGCAGGCCAAGGCCGCGCAATCCCTCCTCGACAGCTACACCAAGCTGGCCCCGCTGCGCCCGGACGCGTCCGAGCTGCAGAAGCTCATCCCCAACCGCACCGTCGAGCAGGCGCGCTGGACCACGCAGACGCGAGACCAGGTCTCGGACCTGCTCGGGGACGTGCCGCCGGAGGCAGCTGCCCCGCTGCGTGAGCGCCTCGCCAAGCTCGCGGACGGCGACGACCCGACGCGGTGGTTCGGCGCCGCCTCCGAGCTGTCTGACGGGCTCCTCCGAGCCCGGACGAAGGCGGGACGCTCCGGCGCTGACCCGGTGACCCTGGAGCGCCTCGACGAGGCCAAGCGCACCCTCGACGAGGGACTCCATTCCGATGGGCTCTGGGGGCAGGCAGGGGCAGCCGAGGGGCAACGGGCCGCGGGATACGCCCGCCGCTACGGAGATCACATCGACGCATTCGAGGAGGCGTTTACGGCCGAGGTCGGCGGCAAGCGCAAGGTCGACCCGGGGCGCTTTCGTGCAATGCTGGAATCTAGCGACCCATCAATGGGGGACGTGCTCGCGCGCACCGTCGACTCGGCGCGCGTTACTGCGGACGTGGCCGAGAAGTTCGGGCGCAAAGAGGACGCTGCGCGCATCCGGGCCGCTGTCGCCACCCTCGAAAAGACCGGGCGCCAGGGCGCGGCGATCCAGCGAGCTGGCGGGAGTGTTCCACGTGAAACAGACGACCCCGCCGTTGCCGCGCTGGAGTGGCTGAGCGCCGCGGGTCCGAGCACGGGCGGCACCCTCTCGACGGGCTACCTCACCAACCAGCTTCACCGCGCCACGGTCGACGGCGAGCCGAACGCGGCGGCCCAGGCCGCCAGTCAGCGCCTAGCGGCCCGTGACGGCGCTTTCCGGGCGACGGCGAGCCTCGCCAAGCTCGCAGCCGAGGACAGCCGCGCCGGTGTCGCCAGCCTCCTGGAACCGCCCGCCGACGACCCCTCCGACGGGCTCGACGTGCAGCCGCCACGAGGCGCGGGCCTGAACGCGGACAACTTCGCCGCGCACCGCTCGCACGTCGACAAGATGGCGCGCGATCCGGCCTACTTCGGCTCGGTCATGGCGGCCAGCTTCGGCTCGCTCCCGGATGCGGCGCCGGAGGTGTTCTCGGCGCTCTCCCAGCAAGCGGCGAAGACGGTGCAGTACCTCGCCTCCGTGGCGCCCGGGGGAAAGGACGGCGGCCCCTTCGGCCTGGCGCACCCGGTCAGCGAGGACGAGCTGTGGGAATACAACGAGCGGCTGCAATCGGTGGCCGATCCGACCTACGTGCGCAGCGAGCTTGCCTCCGGACGCCTCTCGACTCCCGCGGTGGAGACGTTCGAGCTTCTCTATCCGACCCGGTACGAGCGGCTGCGTCGCGACGTGTTCGAGCGCCTCCAGGAGCTGAACGAGCAAGGCATCCCCGTTCCGGTGCAGGCGCGCGAGCAGATTGACACGGCGCTCAACATCGACGGCGGCGGCGAGCCCGGCCTGACGTGGAAGGTGGCCGAGCGGGCCTATGCTGCGGTTGCGCGCAAGAACGCAGCCGGCAAGGTGAACGGCGTGGCCGACGGCGACCGCGGACAAGCAACCAGCAGCGACGCACTAGCGACGCTCAAGAACGGCGCGAGCGCCATAGCACAGACGGGATAACATGGCCGAAAACAACCTCATCGAAAACGGGCGCCTCGTGTACTGCAAGGGCCATTGGATCGGAGCGCGCTCCGGGCTGATGACGGGCATCGCAGCCGGCGGGAGCGTGTTCGGCCTGCGCAACGTCACCAACGAGGAGCTGATCCTATCCAAGCTCGTCATGTCGTGGCTCACGACCACGCCGTTTACCGCGGCGCAGGGGCTCGCGTTCGCGGCGTACAAGGCCACGGCGTTCACAGTCATCCAAACCGGCGGCATCACCCCGAACCCGACGCGCAAGCGGGTCGCGGATCACACGGCGCTGTTGCCCGCAGAGGTCGAGGCAGTGATCGCGGACGCCACGGCGCTCACTGGCTCGGCGTTCACGGTGGACGCCGACGACCCGCTGTCGGTGCTGTCCACCAGCCTGGCTGTAGCGTCGGCCACCGGCATCAACTTCGGGCAGGATGTCTGGACGCCAGGCAACCAGGTGCCGCTGTCGCTCGGCCCCGATGAGGGGGTTGTCGTGCTCGTCCAGAACGCGATGCTAGCGGCCGGCGTCGGGCGGCTGTACGTCGGGGCAGACGTCCACAAGGCCTGATGACCCTCCGGCGCCGCTCCAACTTCCAAGGCCTGTCGATGCAGGCCATCAAGGAGTTTCTCGGGCTGCAAGACGACATCTCGGCGGAGCTGACGTCACTGCGGGCAGAGGCCATCGGCTCGACCACGGACACGAAGACTCGCGACTACTCGGCACGGTTCAACGAGCGCGTCCGCTACGAGCCGATCGCGGCGGGCGCGACGTGCATCTTCCCCGGCGCGACCAGCAAGACCCAGAACCGGTGGATTGAGATCCTGCTCATCGGCGGCGGGACGCTGACCGTCGTTGCGACGAGCGGTCAGATTCAGGGCGCGGCGTCCATGGCGCTGACCGTGCCGGGCTTCTACTACTTCCAGAGCGACGGTCTGACGGGCTGGTGGACGCAGCCATAGAGACCGACGCGGCCCGCCGCTGGTAGGGGGGGGGGCGGGCCGCGTCGCTACGTGTTACCCCGAGGCGGGCTCTGGCCAGGGGTTGGTTGCGCCGCACCGGATGCACATGACGCAGTCGGGGGCGATCGAGAAGAACGTCCCGCAGCACCTGTTACACGCCCATGTGTCACCCGGCGGGACGTGCAGCCCGAGCCGAATGGCTTTCCATAGGTGGCACTCGGGGCACTCGAAGATTTGCGTCTCGGTTGGCGCCGTCGCGATCCATTCGTGGTCGCAGCTGAGGCACTTCGCGGAGCCTGTCGAGTGCGGCCGCGGGCGCCGGGCCTCCAGATCTACGAGCGAGCCCATCAGAGCACCCCGAAGACGACGATCAGCGTCGCATAGATCACGACCATGCACACGAGCGCCTTGGTCCAGAAGCGGGGCTCGAACACGGGGCGATGCATCGGCGTAGGGGGCGCGAGCCGAGCCCGGCGAATCATGGCGACCTCCTCCGGCGTGTGACGGCGAGCGGGCGGAATGAACACCGGCGTGGACTCGCCTCGCTCCCGCAGCCGGCGCGCGTGGCTGGGGGTGTGCAGGGCAACGTCGCGGTACGGTGTGAGCGGCACAGCGACGCAGTCGAGCGGGGCGGGCAGCCCGATCATGGTCGGGCGGCTCTTGCGTGGATAGTCGGTCATGTCGTCGGCTCCTTTTTGGCTTCTAGCTTCCCTCGGGCCCAGGCCACGCCAGCGGCGTAGCCGGCGCGGTAGGCAGCCTCGCTCACTGCGTCCCGATTGAGCTCCGCCGGGTCTGGCGGGCGCTGCTTGCAGTCGGGCGCGTGGACCGTGTCGAGGCCGGCGCAGCATGAGAGGCTCACGGCGTCACCTCGAAGTCGTCCGAGTCGTTGAAGTCGATTCGCTCCTCGGGCAGAAGCTCGGTCAGCTTGACGCACCCCAGCGCCGAGTGGCGATGCGTCTCGGTGTACAGCCACGTGTGCACGCGCTCCTCGCCGCAATGACACAGGAAGCCGTGCACCGCTTCGTACGCCGTTGGGTTTTGTGCGCTCACGGCGTCACCTCGAGCAGGCAGAGACCGCGCGTGTCCGGAACCGGGCGCACCACGCCGTCACAGGTGCAGAGGCTCAGGTCCGCCGAGCAGACCCAGCCATCCGAGCCAGGGTCGCCCGGCGGCGGGAACAGGTCGCCCGCGTCGCCCCCGCACCCCCAGCCGTCGACCGAGAGAAGCGCGACGAACCCGAGCCCGAGCAGCCAGCGGCGGATCACGTGCCACCCGCGGCGCGCTTGATTGCTCGCTGGACCGTCCCGACCCCGAGGCCATGCTTCGCGGCCAGCTTGCGGTAACTGGTGGGGTTGGCCTCGTCGAGGTATTCGGCGAGCAGCTGCGCGGCGCGGGCTGCCGTCACGTGGGCGCCGCGCTTGTTGTCCTCGATTCGCTTCTGCAACTGTTCGTTCTTGGTCATGGGCTCTTTCGCATGCGAAGGGCGGTCAGCTCGAGCTCTTCCGCTTCCGCGATGAGTTTGGCGGCCAGCTGCCGCTTTGCCTTGGCTCGCAGCTCCACGTGGGCGGCGGCAGCCTCGGCCGCGCGAGGGGAGGCCGGGGCGGCGAACATTGCGATCGTCTTGCTGCTCATGGTCTCGGGTCCTGTCGGTGGGGGGGGGCGGAAGAGGGACCCCGAAGGGCCCCCGCTCCGTGTCAGACCGCGTGGGCCTCGATCCGGGTCTCGAGGCAGCCGTACGTCTCGGGCCAGTCGCTGGGGGCGCGCGTGGCGCAGACGGCGGCAGCGTTGGGCTTACCGGCGTGTACGACCTGCCGGATGGCAACCGTCTCGCACAGCGTGCCGACGAGGCCGCGGGAAACGTACCGCGTGGCGCGGCGGGTCTGGAGCTTGATTCCGTGGGTGTCAGAGGCAACGTTGATTCGCATGTCCTATGTGTATCCGCTCCGTGCCCACCTGTCAAGGAATAGCTGTCGCTTTTTTTCTGGCCACGTCGATTGCCCCTTCCGACGCCCACACCTTCCGACACGGCCCTAGCTCTGCAATGTGCTGATCCCCGTCGGGCATCGCGGCGTCAAAGAGACCTCCGATCAGGTTGTCGAGGTCTGGCGTTGCGCGGTGTGGCTGCCCGTCGTGCCGGGCTCGTTTCTTGGCACTCCAGCTCGCCGGCATGGGCAGATGGAAGGTCAGCGCGTCGCCATCCTCCACGGTCACCCCAGCGACCCGGACGGCATCCTTGAAGGCTCGCCATCGCTCGACAGCGGGACGGACCTTGCCGTTGCCCCAGCTGTCCCGCCGCGTCATGCGAAGCTTGGCCCGCGGCGTCACATCGTACCGGCATGTGTTCAGTGTGGCCATGAGTCACGCTGTAGCATTGCACCACGTGACACGCCAGGCTACGATGCCGATCCATGGAAGCACTCGACGACGAGCAGAGGGCAATCAAGAAGCGGAATGCGCAGGCCCTTTTCGCCCAGGGGCTAATCAGCTCGGAGGAGTACAACATGATCGGCGAGCGCTATGGCTTCGTCGAGCCGGCAGGGACGAGCCTGAAGTCCAAAGCTGTGACAGGGGCAACCATTCTGGGCTGGGCCCTGCTCGCCCTTGCAGCGGTGGCCGAGCTCGCGGCCGCCCGTTACCCGCACCTGCAAGGCCCGCTCGAGACGCTGAAAAAGCTCTCGTCTCTCATCGGTGCTGCACTGTGATCCGGTACGGGACCGTCTCGGAGAGAAACCTTGCGAGCTGCGACCCGCGCCTCGTGCGTATCATGCGCAACGCCGCCCAGCGCATCCCCAGGCGCTTCGACTTCCGGGTCGTCTGCGGGCACCGCAACAAGGTCGATCAGGATGCCGCGTTCAAGGCGGGCAGGAGCCAGAAGCAGTGGCCCGACGGGATGCACAACCACTACCCGAGCTTGGCCCTGGACTTCCTGCCGCTGGCCGGCGGCTGGAGTGACGAGGTCATGTTTGGGGTTGTCTACGGCTACATCCAGTGTGTGGCCGACGACCTGGTGATCCCCATCCGCTGGCTTGGGGACGGCGACAGCGATGGCAAGACGCTAGACCAGAAGCTGCGCGACCTCGGACATATAGAGCTTGTGGTGTGAACCTGCTCCTCGCCCTTCTGGCGATTGAGCTTCGGCAGTTTTTACAGCGAGTCACGCGAAAGCCCACGAATGACCGAGCGTCCAAAAAGCCGCCTCTGGCACAAGCAGACGAACCCGACAGAGGCCGCGCTCATCGCGTGCCAGATCGCTGACGTCCAGGACAAGATCAACGAGCCGCGTCGAACGCAGTCGAACAAGCACGCGGGCATGTTCGAGGGCGTCGCGCTGGCAGGGCTCGACGGCGACTGCTTCGACAGCCTCGACCCGATCAACTTCGACGGAGCGCCGCTCGTCAACAACCGGGCAGCGTCCGTGGTCGAGACGCTGCAGAGCAAGCTGGCCGCGCTGGACGAGCCGCGCCCGCAATTCGTCGTCACCGATGGCAGCTACGAGCAGAAGCGCCAGGCGGTCTGGCTCGATCGCTTCGTGGAGGGGCAATACTACCAGCCGCAATGCGGAGGCATGTACAGCAACCTGTGGGCCATGTGGCGGCACGCTTTCCTCATCGCGGCCGCAGCGACCGGTAGCGTTGCCGTGAAGGTGTTCCCGGACTTCCATGCGCGCAAGATACGCGCCGAGCTGCACAACACGCTCGACATGTGGGTCGACCCGTTTGAATGCCGCTACTCGGGCCCGCTCTCGTACGGAGAGAGCACATGGTTCGACGCCGAGATGCTGTGCGACAAGTACAGCCGCAGCCAGAAAAAGACGCAGGCCATTCTCACGGCGGCCGAGGCCCCGAAGGCGCGGAACGGTAAGGACAACAAGCACGACAACCTCCAGGTGCGCGTACACGAAATGTGGCGCGTGCGCACCGACGCGGACAAGCCGGGGAAGTACATCCAGTGCGTGGGCAACGAGGCGCTGGAGTTCGACGATTACGAGTACCAGACGCCGCCGTTTGCGCTCTATCACTTCCGGCGCCGGATCGGAGGCTTCTGGGGCGCGTCGGCCGTGGACCGCTTCTACTACTCGGTGGTGCGGGAAAACCAGGTGTTGCACCGCATGGACGAGGCCGAAGCGCGCTCCAACACCGTCATCCAGTACTACGACCCGGGCGCAGTGGGCGCGGGCAAGCTGAGCGTGCCCGCGCACATCGTCTTGATTCCCTACAACCCCGAGCTGGGGGCGCCCCCCGCGCCGTTCGTCCCGCAGTGGTATCCGCAGACGGCGCCCGAGCTGATGCGCATCCATGCCCAGAACACGCACGACGCGAGCGGGGTTGCAGCGATGCAGACAACGGGGCAAGCGCAGGCGGGCCTCACCGCAGCCGTCGCGATTCGAACGGTGCTCTCGCTCCTGAATGAGCGGCTGGCTCCGCAACAGCGCGACATCGTGCAGGCGCAAGCGGTGGACACGGCGTACCTCTACGCGCGAGCGGCCAAAGAGCTGTACGATAGATTCGGCGCGTTCGATTCGGTCTGGTACGGCAAGTCATTCGTCAAGACGCTCCCGGGCAAGGACTGTCTAGCGCTTCCGCTGGAGCTGTTCACGGCGCAGATTCACCCGGTCAGCGAGAAAAAGAACAGCCCAGAGGACCGCGTACAGCTCGCCCAGGAGCTGGTCAGCCAGGGCGTCATAACCGGCGGGCACTGGCTCGGCATCCTCCAGCACATGGACACTGTCTCGGCCATGAAACAGTGGGCCAAGGTCGAGGCCTGGTGCGGGAAGATGTTTGATCGCATCCTCTACGCGCCAGAGAGCGACCTCACCAAGCCGGGGTTCTACCTCAGCCCGCCGAAGTACGCGGACCTCGACTACATGATGGCGCTGGCCGTGGACCAGCTCCTCACGGCGCAGATCGACGAGGTGCCGGACGCGCGCCGGCAGATCCTGCTCAAGTTCCTCGGAGACCTCGACCGCAAGATCGACCAACGCGACATGAAGCGTGCGCAGATGGGCTTGCCGCCCAAAGGCGCCCCAACCCCCGGCGGCGCTCCCGCTCCCGCCCCAGTACCAGTACCAGCGTAAGGCACCATGGCAGACCAGCAGTCACAATCAGTCCCCCAGCTCAACGCGGCGTTTCTCAACGAACGCTCGGCTCGGCTCGACGCCGCGATCGGTCAGGCGCTCTCGACCAAGATGCCGGCAGCGCCCCCAAAAGCACAGAAGGGGGCGCCGGCCCCGGTGTCCCCTGGGGCGAGTGGAGCGGCCCGATCCGCCTCCGCGCCGGCCGCGCCGGTGGCCTCGGAGAGCCCGACCGCCGAGACCCTCTCTGGTGGCGATGACGCGGCCGCCCTGGCTGCCGAGGCGATTGGGGACGACCCTGGGGAGCCGGCAACGGACGGCGCCCAGGAAGACCCCGCAGCGGCGCCGGAAGGGGCAGCCGTGGAGCTCGACCGGGCCGAGCTGGCGGCGCTGGCCAAAAAGCGCGACCTCCGCGGCATCGAGAAGCTGATCGGGCTGGAGGAGGGGGCGCTTGGGGCGACGAACGGCGAGTATGCAGCGCTCCGGCGCCGGCAGGGCGAGGTAGAGACGCGGGCGGCCGAGGTCGAGCAGAAGCACGAGGCCAACAATCAGACGCTGATCAAAAAGTTCGGCCCCGTCGTCGACCTGGTGCAGCACGCCCAGGGCGGGAACCTGCGCGCGTACGTCGAGCTGATCCAGCGAACCACCGGCGTCCCGATCGCGCTGTTCGTGCAGCACTGGTCCAAGAACATGGTCCAGGTTGACCCCCAGGTGCTCGAGCTGCAGCGCAAGCTCGCCAAGTACGAGGGCGAGTCCGCTCCGGCGCCCGCTCCGGCGCCCACGACGCAGACCCCAGAGGCCGCCATCCAGAAGGCGGACGCCTACATAGCGGAGGAGGCCAAAGACCACCCGGCGCTGAAGCTGAAGGACGGCGCCAAAGAGGCGCGCGAGAAGTGGCTGGCGGGCTTCGACCGGAAGACGAAGAGTTTCAAGTTGTCGCCGAAAGCGGCGTGTGATGCCGTCGTGGCCGAGCGCAAGGCGCAGCGGGAACAGGAAAGCTGGCTGTTGAGCGGCAAGACGCCACCGAAGCGGCCGACGACGAAGGCAATCAGCCGGACCGGCGCGAGCGAGACACAGGTCCGGAAGCAGAACCTCAGCCGTGAGGAGCTGATCGAGCGAGGCGCCGCGATGGTGCGGCGCGCGAAGGCAGCCGACGCGGCACGCACCCCACGATAACCAGGAAACGAGTCACACGTGAGTTACCAGACAGCAATCCCGGACGGATTCGAGCCGCCCCAGTACCGAGACGAGAAGTTCAACGAGGCGCTGACCGCCTACCGCGATCGTGGCCTCAACAAGCCCGGCGCTCAGTGGGTCGTGGCTCTCCCGCGCCCGGACTTCGACCCCACCAGCCGCACCCGCTTCGAGTTTGGCGACCACGTCTCGTACAAGCTCGGCACCAAAGAGGACCAGGTTGCAGTGATGCAGGTGCTCGGGGTTGGTGATGGGCGCGTGCGTCTCGGACTCCGCGAGGTGATGCCGGTGGCCGTGGGCGACATCATCCTCCTGAACCTTCGAGAGGCCGGACACTGGCAGTACATCGAGGGCATTCTAACGTACTGGTTCACGGGTGACGTCGCGATGGCCCGCATCTACCGCACCGACAAGCCGACGGAGCCGCCGGTGCGCGACCCGGGCGAGAGCGCGGAGAGCTACTCGGCGCGGCGCGATCACTGGCACGACGCGCTTTTCTGGAACCTTCGCGACGTGCTCAACGACTACGTGCTGCTCGGCCGCGACCCGGCGGCGGAGCACATCCTGCGCAACGGACCCGAGAAGCTGATCCAGGCACCTGACACGGTCATGGCAGACGGCGCCAGGAGCGATGACGCGCGAGACAACCGTTTCCCGATCGTGTACCGCCGCGTGCTCGGCGCGGGCCCCGGGCGCGTCATGCGCTCGGTCAGCGACCTCGGGCTCGTGGAACGCGAGGAGACGAAGAGCGAGGCACAGCCGGGCGACATGCTGTCGTACGTGAAAAACTTCAAGGCTGCGACCTTCGTTTTCCAGGGGATGCCGCTGGAGGTCATTCACGCGGCGTCAACGCTCAATATCAAGCTCGGCTCGGCTTGGCATCGACTCGACGCGCAGTCGGTGGACGTGCACCAGAGCTGCGAGAAGCCGCTGGCCTGGGATGCTCCGAGCGAGGTCGACGACCAGGAACAGGCCCACCTGAGAGGCGAGCGCACCGACTAACCATGGCCGCTATCGTCCGAGCAGGCGCCGACCTCTCGTGGTTCACCGGTGAGTTGCAGGCGGACCTACTCGACGCGCTGGCGTCTGGGCTGAAGCCGAAGTGGGTCGCGCTGTACTGCGGCGTGGCCCCGAAGGCGCTCGGCAGCATCCTCGATCTGGGGAGCCGCCGGGATGCCTCCGAGCCGTTCAAGGGCTTCGTCCGGCGCTGGACGCGTGCAGAGGCCGAGTTGATGCGGGAGAAGGTCGAGGAGTGGCGCGCGGGCAGCTTCACGGCGCACCAATTCCTGCAACAGCGCTGGCCCAAGGTGTGGGGGAAGGACGCCGAGCCCGACTACGAGCCGCTGGCGGCCACGGCCAGCAACGCCGAGGAGCTGGCCCAGTTCGAGCGCATCGTAGAGGACCCGGCCGCGTTCGGTCCGGAGGTCGTCGAGATATTCCGCAAGCACGGGCGGCTGAGGCCTGACGAGTCGTGATTCACTTCGCCAACTCGATCGGGGACTCGGTCAAAGCGATCGGGCCATCGAATCCGTTCGCTGCAACGTCGGGCGGCCTGAGTCCCGCACAACGGCCCTACGTCATGTGCTCGGACGGCGTGTGCACCAGCCACAGCGGCCGGCGCGCGGGCAAGAGCCGAGCGAACGGCGTGAAGCTGCTTCGCCCGGCAGCTGCAAACCCTGGCGGGCTCTCGTTCTTCGCGGCCAAGGATTCGAAGACAGCCAAGCGCATCATTTGGACCACGTTGAAAGAGCTAAACATCGAGTACGGGCTCGGTCTGAAGTTCCGGCGCGGGGAGCTCATGGCCGAGGCACCGAACGGCTACACCGTTTGGTTACTTGGGCTGAATGATGACGGCGAAGCCGACAAGCTCCGCGGCTCTACGCACGGGTTCGTCGAGGGCGTCATAGACGAGTGCGCAACGATTCGCGACGAGGTCCTGAAGTACGCCGCGATTGAGTGCGCGCTGCCAGCTCTCGGCGAGAACGCGGGCCGCCTCAGTCTCACCGGGACGCCAGGCCCGCTCATGAGCGGCTTTTTCTACGAGCAGTGTCAGGCTCGTAGAAACTTCCATTGGGATGCACGGCAAAACCCCTTCCTGCGGAGGCGCGGTGACCTGTTCATCGCGGACGCTCTCAAGAACAACCCCACATGGACGTGGCAAACACCGACGTTCATGCGGGAGTATCTCGGGCTCTGGGTCGAGGACCGAGACATGTTGGTCTACCCCTACAGCGCGGCCCGCAACCTCATCTATGAAGGGTCGGAGTTCCCTGCCGGCCGTACCATCCTTGGTGTCGACGTCGGCTACGAGGACGGGAACGGATTCACCGTTACCCGCTCGCAGCCACCCAACAACCCAGAGATCCACATTCTGCGCAGCTACGAGAAGCGCGGCCAAAAACTGCCAGCGCTGGCGGCTGAGATCGAGCACCTGCGACGCCTCTACAGCGTCAACTACGTGTTCATCGACGAAGGTGGAATAGGCCTCACTGTCAGCAAAACACTGCAAGACATGGGCATCCCATGCCAGCCAACACCCAAGGGCCTGAAGCGACCCCGCATCGAGGTGGTACGGGGCGGGCTGGCGGCGGGGACAATCAAGGTCGTTCGTGGACAATGTGACACCCTCACTGGTGAATGGGGAATGATCCCCTGGAACGAGAAGCAGACGGACGCGGACGAGCGGTACTCCAACGAATGCAGCGACTCGGCGATCTACTCGATCCTGCCGCACCGCGGGCACTATGAGCACCTGCTAGAGCCCGAGGTCATCGGCAGCCCGAAGCAGGTCCGGCAGGCGCAACAGAGCGACAAGGAACGCGAGGAGGCCGACAGCTTCGCAGAGGTGGACATCGGCAAGATCGCCGCGCACCTGAACAAGGTGCGCGGCGTCGTCGACCGGCTCAAACGGCCGGAGCCGGGCCTGATGGGCGGTCCTCGGCGGACTCGGTACTGAACCACGATGGCCATTCGAGCCGCGCCAGGCCGACGAGGGTTTCGATCGGGACGTTGAATGACTTCACCTTTTCGCAGCGCCACGGCTTGTGCGTCTGGCAGTGCGTAGCCACCAGAAGCGCGATTCGGTGGTGCAGCTCCTCAAAGTCGCCATCGTCGTCGCCATCCGGGTCGCCATACTCATCGCCCCACAGGTCGGCCATGGCCTCCACCGCGCTGTCAGCCAGCGCGCCGTGGTTGACCTCGAGGCGCTCCCAGCAATGCACGTCGAGGCCGCCCGGGTAGGCGTTGCGGATCAGCTCCTCGAGGTCGGGGCAGCCACCTGCCGGGGCGAGGCCGTCAAGCGCCTCCTCGATGGCCTCCATGGCGTCGGAGTGTGAGAGCCGCTCCCGGTCCTCGTTGCAGTCGTACCACGTTGCATAGGGCCAGCTCGCCCACAGCGCTCGGCGTTCGTCGGGTGTCATCGGTCCTCCGTTATGTCGCGGAAGTGGTGCGCGACCTGGCACCACACGGTCATCACTGCCTTGTGCATCGACTCCTGACCTTTGCTGCTCTCGACCCAGGCGGGGCCGCTCAGCACGATGATGCGGTCAGCGGGGCGCGAGAAGCGGTCCAGCTTGGAGTTGCTTGAGGGCTCAGCGTTGCCGCCCAGCCAGCGGCGAAGCGCGCGAGCCATCACCCAGCCTTCGCAGACCCAGGGGCCAGGCCGCACGAACCAATTGTCTGCGACCCATTGCGCCGCGCCGTCGTCACCCGAGATGGGAATCCCCTCGGGCAGGTACTCGACGCCGAGCACGGGCTCTTTCACCTTCGAGAGCGGGTCACCGCAGCGGATGGGCGCGGCCCCCTTGCGGCCATCCCACGGCCCAGCAAGCTCGTGCGCCATGGTGCTCTTTCCCCGGCGCGGTCCGCCCACGATGATGATGCGTTCCGTTGGCGTCCTCACAGCTGCCCCTCGCCAGGCGCAGAGAGCTGCTCGGAGCGCCGAGCCAGAGCGTTGCGCAGAAATAGCCGTTCGTCGTCCGATAGCTCCGGGTCGCTCGACACCTTGCCGCCGACCGCCACCAGCTCGCCGAGGTCTTTCGCGTCTTTCATCTCGCGCAACAGCTGGCTGACCTCCTGGCGATGCTTCGGCTTCTCTGCCTTGCGCGTTGCCTCGGGCAGCCTGTCCCGCACGCGGATGCAGTCGACCATTGCGCCCGTGGGGCCGCGGGTCTTCGTCGGGTAGAGCTCGATTCGGGTGCCGACCCATTCGCGCGGGTTGGCCTTGCTCGTCAACATCTCGATGATGTCGCAATTGGTGACGTTGATCGCCCAAGGCTTCTCAGCCTCGGCCAGCGTCACCAGGATCTGAGTCTTCGTCTCTCCGGTCCGGCTGTTCTTGGATTGCAGCTCTTGCACCTTCGCGATCGTCACCACCCGCGGCTTTCCATTCAGCCAGAAGTGGCGAAGGTACCGAGAGTCAAAGGAGTTGCGCCAGTGCACAGCCTCCTTTGGTATCTCCCGCACCGTGTACTCATCGAACGGAACCTTGCTCATGACTCCTCCGGAAACTCTGTTGACTCGAACGCCTCCAGCTCGGTCCGCACGACGAAGTGTGAGGGCACGGCTGGGGCCTCAGAGTAAGATGGCCAGCTGTCAGTGTCCAGACATTCCTTCCACATTCGCTGACCCTTTTCCCAGCGGCGTTTCCCTACTTCCATGTACACCGGATCGAGCGGACGCGCGCACGGGGGCAGGCCTGCTTGCGTCGAGCTGGTGGCCAGGATGACGTGATCGAGGTGGAACGTGTAAACGCCTCGCTCGGCTTCGTAGTAACGCGCGGCTGCCTCGCGATAGGCCGCCCCCTGCACATCCCATCCCATCGCGTACACCTGAGCATTGAAGCGCTTCGGCTGTAGAAACGCGGTGTGTTTGACGTCGATGGTGCAGACCTTCACCATGTCCCGCATGGGCACCACGACGACAACGTCTGGCGTGCCTTCGCACTCGACGCCAAGCTCGCTCGTCCATTGCAGCGTGGGCTGGTAGATGACCTCGGGTGTGTAGCTGCCGGCCATCTCGGCAGCCAGGCGCGCGATGCGCTCACGGATGGCCTCCGCTGTCGGTGCCATCGCATCGACCTCGCATTCCAGCACGGGCAGCTGCCCCCGGGCTCGAATCTCGTCGCGTTGCTGCTTGGCCTCTTTCCCGAGCCAGTCGGTTGCGGGTTGCCCCTCGCGCGGCCCGCTCCGGTACCGGGCATCCACAATCTCGTAGCGGTCATCCTGGCCAAACACGAGCATGTCGAGCAGGCTGCCCGCTTCCATGGCTCGGCTTTGCGTGCGCTCGGTCGTCAGCTGGCGTTTCAGCACGGCGGGACACTCGGTCAGGAGCACCTTGGCCTGACTCTGGTGAAAGCGTGGAGCGTTCATCGGTACTGTGTCCCTGGTACTGGGGCGGACGCCGTTGATGCAATCTGCTGTAGGTAGACGCTGGCATTGGCGTGCGTCTTCTCGCACTCCTCGCGTCCGGTGCGGTGGCCATGCTCCCACATCAGTGTGAGAGCCTGCTTTGAGCTCAACACGCCGGCCTCGGTCAGCCCAAACACGGCTTCGATCACTTTCTGCTTATTCATGATGCTTTATCCCTCGCGAGTTTCAGTCCAATGAGTTCGATCGTGTCCGCCAGGCAGATTCGAGGCGCTCCGTTCGGGTCGTGCCAGGTCAGCTGCCGCACGCAGCGCAGAATGGCCCGGTCGAGCGCGCGGCGGGAGCGGCATCGCTCCCGCTGCTGGTGCGCCTTACCGCGCCGGCTCATGGGCGCCAGCTCCGGATGGTGTCGCACTGCTCATACAGCCCATCGCACACGTCAGACACGAAGCCGTTGCCGGCTTCAGTCGTCAGCTCCGGGAACGCGTCCGCCGCAGCCCGAACGGCGTCCGCCCATGCGCCCAGCTTGTCGAGGTCAGGCTTCAGCGCTGCCAGCCGGCGCTGCCGTTCGCGCTCGTACTCCAGAGCGTTGATGCGCGCTTCCTCGGCTTCCGCAGCGAGCCTGGCGGCTTCCTCCTGGGCGCGGCGCTCGGCCTCCGCGGCCTCCCGCTTCGCCCGCAGCTCGGCCAGCTCGGCCGCGTGCTGGGTCCGCTCGCGTTCCATGGCGAGCCGCTGGTGCTCCTGCTCGGCGCGCTGCTTCGCCAGCTCGGCCGCGTGTGCCTTCCGTTCCGCCTCGAGCGCCTTGCGTTGCGCGGCAATCTCGGCCTGTTGCGCTTCGATCTGGGCAAGCTCGGCCCTCCGCCGCTCGGCAAGCTCGGCCTCCTCGGCCTCCCGCTTCGCCCTTACCTCGGCTTCCACACGCGCCCGCTCCGCCTCCTCGGCCTCTCGTTTGAGCCGCGCCTTCTCGTTGTCGACCTCCAGCTTGGCCGACTTGAGTCCGGACTCCACGGCTTCGATGATGGCCGTCAGCTCCTTTGCCACCGCGTCGACCTTGCGCCCGTACTCCAGGCTATCCTGCTTCAGCAGCTTCCGGCGCTCCTCGATCTGCACCCGCAGCTCGCGGCACGTCGCGATAGCCTTGGTCCCTTCGCGGTAGAGGCTCGGAGTCGTGAACGCGTGGCCCCGGAGCACGTCGACCTTGGCCGCGAGGGCGTCCGGCGTGAACGGGTACGCCACGACGACGCTGGTGCTCATGGGATACCCGCTCACAGCCCAAGCTCCTTCGGCGTGAACGCCCGGAAGTAGATCGTCGCGGCCCCTTCGTCGTCGTCGACCACAATCTTCCCATGCGTCGCGCAGTGGGGGCAGACGGCGGCTTTCCCGTCGAGGTGATCCACGTAACCAACGTATTCCCCCGCGCTCTCGCCGCACTCACGGCACAGGATATCGCCCGGGTCGTTCAGTCCGCCGGTGCGCTTGATGGCCTCGGAGCCGGCGCCCATGCTGCGCAACAGCGCGACGGTGGCGGCCGGAGATTCGAGGAGCGCCCGCTTCAGGCTCGCGACCTCGTCCAGGTGGTACTGCTGGCAGGGCTCGCAGCGCCTATCGCCGCCGGTCGTCAGGCACAGGTCAGCGCAGTCGCAGCAAAATAGGATCGTCCAATCAACGTACGCCTCCGCGATCGAGTAGTCGGGGCTTGGGGCATGTTGTGCAGCGCTCATCGTTTCGCACCTTTCTTTTTGGCCGGCTCGGGCGCACCGAAAGCCAGCTCTTGCGGGTCCATGTCCAGGGCGGCTGCCCAGCGGCGGATCAGCGAGATACCGTCCACACCGTCGGCCTCCATTTGCGACAGCCGGCCCGTGCCAATGTCGAGCGTTACGGCCATCTCGTTCTTTGCAATGCCGAGAGCTTCGCGCCGTGCCTTGGCACGCGCACCCATCTCGGGGTTGGGCTCCTTCTGTTTCGCCATGTCGAGAACCTTAAGCCAACCGGCTTGACGTGTCCAGAAGTTTCTGCCAAGGTTAACCAATGAGCACGTTTCAACCCCGTCCGTACCAAGCGACCGCGGTAGCGGCCCTGTTCGCCAGCTGGAGCGCCGGCAAAAAGCGGCCCCTCGTCGTGGCCCCCACCGGCGCCGGCAAGACCGAAATGGCCAAGATGGCTCTCGCCGATGCAGCGAGCCCGATGGCCATCGTCCACACCGACACCCTCATGGAACAGACCGCGCGCCGGCTGCCTGGGGTGCGCGTCTACACCATCCAAGGCCTGACCGCGAAGGGTGCAGCCGGCGACAAGCGCCGCGCCGGGCTCGCGCGCCATGACGTGTGCTTCGCCGACGAGGCCCACCACCTGGCCGCGGGGCTCTGGAGCACGGTGCTGCCCTGGCTCGCTCACATGCGCGTCTTCGGGATGACCGCCACCCCGAAGCGCGCGGACGGCACCCCGCTCGGTGACTGTTTCGACGACATGATCGTTGCCGCACGCTACAGCGACCTCGTGCGAGACGGCTACCTCTGCAAGTGCGACGTGTCCCGCTCCGAGGTCGGGCGCAAGGACCAGCAGAAGCGCAAGGTACGCCCGGACGGCGTGGCCGCCTACCTCGAGCAGGGCAGGCTACCCGAGGGCGACACGCGCCCCGGCGTCTGGCGTCCGGGGATTCACTTCGAGGTGACCGTGGAAGCCTGCGAGGCCGCCATTGCCCGGTACCGCGAGGCTGGGGTGCGCGCCGAGCTGGTTTGCTGGAGCACGGACACGGACGCGCGCCGGGTCATATTCGACGCCTACACCCGCGGCGAGCTGGACATGCTGTGCTCACCAACGGCGCTCGCCGAGGGCTTCGATTCGCCCCGCGCCGAGGTCTGCGTTCTACGGCGCTACGTCGACCACCTGGGCGACTACATGCAGCGGTGCGGCCGCGTGCTCCGTCCGTTCGCGGGCAAGCAGCGGGCGCTGATCATCGACATCACCAACGCCTCCGTGAAGCACGGGCTGCCCACCGACGATCGCGTGTACTCGCTGGACGGCGCCGGGATGAAAAACTTCGTCGAGCCCAAGGACGAGGACGAGGAGGAGCGGGAGCCGCTCATCGTCGAGCCGTACCGCGAGATCGAGAGCCGGTACAAGCTCGTGCGGGACACGCTGCTGTCCCGCTACCGCGACCTGCAAGCCCAGGCAGAGGAGCTCAATTATAAGCAGGGGTGGGTCTGGCACCGATTCGCCGAAGCCACGTCGATCGCCCCTCCGCGCCAGTTCGAGGCCCGTTACCAGTCGGTCTGCCTGCAATGTCGCAAGCGCATGAAGCTCGGCGAAACCATCTTCTGGCGACAGAAGGGCGAGGTGTTCCACGAAGAGTGTTGGTTCGACTCGCTGGAACCCGAGAAGCTGACCGCAGCGAGCGCAGCTCTGGAGCGGGCGCAGGAGTGGAAGCCATCACGCTCCCGCCGTCAGCTCGACTCGTCCGTCATCCACGGCGCCGATGAGATCCCGTTTTGACCCCCAAAAGGCCAGTGCCCCGACCGCTGCAAGACGATCGGGGCACCCATCGAGAGGGAGTCAAAGAGTCGAGTCGTTCACCGCATCCGCGCGCCGAAGCACAGGACACGCTCATCGTGCCAGAGCTGCGGGGGCGCCGTCAACCTGTCCCGCGGTGGTTCACTGTGGCCACGTGTCGTTATGCCATGCCGCGCGGCGGCATGGCCCATACCTACATTGCAACAGTGAAAAGACCGTGTCAGTAATGAAACGCGCCGCTCATGCGCCGGCCCGGGTAGCTCCCGGGCCGCTTCGGGCCTGAAACACCCGAGGTCGTGAGCTTCCGCCCCGCAACCCCCCGAGGAGTTATGAGCTTATCGAAAGAGCGCACGGATGCGCTCGCAGTAGAGCTGCGTCCGCTGTCTCATGAGGCGAAACAGCGCCTGTTAGAATGCGCAGTGCTGGAAGTGTACGCTCGTCTCGGCGTGCCACTATCAGACGAGGCCGAGGAGCTCTTCCAGAGCGAGGTCTCGGTGCTGTACCGCTCGTTCCTGGTCGCCCGCCGCTCCGCATCGAGTTGGTTTCTCTGGCAGGCGCGACTCATCGCCGAGACTAATCGCCGCTGCGACGCCGCTGCGCAGGGCAGGCCCGCAGCATGACGGACAACGTCAAGCCGCTGTTCTCGCGCGGACTCAAACCCGCGCCTCCCGCCCCGCTCCCGACCGCGCTCGAGGCGGACATGGTCTCGCCCGACATGGAGAGCTGGTGGCTACCAGAGCCGGTGGGGCTCTGGGTCGATGCCTGCCACGTCTCGCTGGGGGTGCCCAAGGCGATGGCCATAGCGGCAGCCCTTACCGCCGCGTGCACGGTCCTCCAGGGCAAGGCCGAGGTCGAGATCAAACCCGGCTGGCGTGAGCCGCTCTCGCTCTACTGGCTGGTGTTCTCCGGCACCGGAACCCGCAAAAGCGCGCTCCTGAAGCTGGCGACGGCCCCGATTAGAGCTCTACAGCGCCAACGCGAGGCCGAGCTGGAGCCGGTCATCCTTCGCGCCAAGAGCGAGCGAGCCCGGCTCGAGGTGCTGATCCGCAAGACCCTCCAGAAGCAGAAGCCAGAGGAGTCCTGGACCGAGAGCGCGCAAGAGGCCCGGATGCTCCTGAAAAAGCTGAATGACGACCTGGCGCAGACCGAGGTGCCCAAGATCCCCCGCTGGCTATACGACGACATCAACCCCACCGTCGTCCCGCGCAAGCTCCGCCACAATCAGGACGCCGAGGGCATAGCGCGGCTCGCGGTCCTCGACGCCGAAGGCACCTTTCTCGCCAACCTGCTCGGTCGCCATTCGGGGCAGGTCAACGTTGACCCACTATTGAAGGGCTACGCGGGCGAGCCGATCGACATGGTGCGCACCGTACACGGCCAGGACGCGACCGCCGACACGCACCTCGACGCGGCGCACCTGAGCCTGCTCCTGCTCGTCCAACCCCACTACCTGGACGAGCTGCGGGCAAAGCCAGAGCTGGGCTCCAACGGCCTCCTGGGGCGCTGCCTGATGACCCATTGCGCCGACAACGCGCGGGAGATGCCCTGGGATGCCCCAGAGGTGCCCCAGGAGGTCCAGGCGGGTTACCACCGGTGGCTGGTGGGTCTGGCCGCGCTGGAGCCCGCAACGGTCTGGAGGGTGCCCCCGGAGCTGACCCCGGAGCTGCGCAGCTTCCATGCTCGACTGGAGGCGGACCGACTCGAGGGCAAGGGGGCCGCAGGATGGAACGCCCGGACACTCGGACGAATCTGTCGCGTGCTCGCAATCACCGAGCTTGGGGCCCAAAGTCACAGCGCAGAGCAGAGCAGGGCGCAGACGGCTGCGGGGGGGGTCGCGCGTGTACGGGTGATTTCGAAACTTACTTACTTAATAAACTCTCTTTATTCCGCGGCCTTACCCCATGCCCGACAGGTAGAACCACCCCGCCCCACCCTCCCCACCCTCTCCCGCCGGGCTCTGCTCTGGCTCTCCTCTGCATTGACCCATTCCGTGGGCTCTGCCGTGACATTAGCCCAGCTAAGACGCGGGCTTACACTGAGCAGAGACACGACAGAGGCGCTCTGCAATGCCCTGGTGGAGTCCGGACACTTCGAGCAGGGTCGCGAGGTCCGAGCAGGGAACAAGCGGCTTACGGTCGAGTACAAGATCGTCTCACTGGACCCGGAGCCGACAGAGCGCGCTCGCCCCGTGCTGCTCGAGGTCGGGCCAGAGCCGGAATACTCCGAGCAAGCCCCCGAGCCCGACACGTACCTCGGCGAGGACGATTTCGAGGGCTACGAGCCATGAAGCTCCGCCCCGCTCGCCGGCAGGGCCCGCCAGGCTTCCGCGTCTGCTCGAGCTGCCACCGCAAGGACTGCCGCCCCTCTCGCCCCCTGTGCCGGCGGATGCGGCTCGTCAAACCCAACCAGCGCCCGTGCCAGTGCTCGGGCGGCTGCCATCACACGCACCGAACCGGAGGACACCCGCAACGCATCCACCACCCGAACCACGCGACGCTGACCTGGGCAGAGCTGGAGCGCCCGATCCGCAAGGCGGGCTGAGCTGCCCGCGCCGCTACCCGCTCGACCCGGACACGGCCGAGGACCCATGCGAGGACTGCGGGCGCGATCAACGCAAGCACGAGGTCGAGGAGCCGTGCGCCTGACAGACCATGAGCGCCAACGACCCGCTGTCGCCCGCCGAGCTGGCGTTTATCGAGCTGCAACGAAAGCCCAGGCTTTTCGCACAATGGGCAAACGTGTGCAGAAAAAACTGGACAGCGCGGCGGCTCGCTGCCACACCAGAGGTCGGCGCCGGAGCGAACCCGAGTCAACAACGCTCCGGCGCCCGTTCCCAACACAACAGGAGTCAAAAGCAATGACGCAGTCGAGAGTCAGAGCCGCGTTCGAGTCGTTCATGTATTCTGTGCTGCTGGTGGCAGCAGCTGTAGGGCTCGCTGCCGCGTGGGGCTGCGGCGCGCCCATGGAGACCGAGGACATCGAAGCCATGGAGCTGGGCCAGGTCGAGCAAGAGATCGGGTCCAAGAACGGCTTCGGATTCGCCATCACCAACCAGGCGCGGGCCTGCGGAACGGCAACGGGCTCGCCGAGCACGCAGCAATGCGCGTACCCACCAGCGACGCGCATTGTCAGCTTCCGATGCCTCGGCTGGGGCGACAACCAGACGCTGTGCACGCAGCTGCTCGACAGCAAGGTGATAGCGCTGAACAACCAATTCCCGGACTGGGCTTTCGGGCGCATCGACGACAGCAGGGCAACGGTCACCATCCAGCAGGCTGCCGTAAGCGGGGCCGCGAGCACGAGCAGCATTCTGCCGTACGTGCAAGCGCTGCCTACCATCGGCGCGCCGCTGACCGAGAGCACCCACGGTGTTGCATTTCCTGTACCACCTCGGCGGGGATGCTGGATTTCTCCACGCCGGCGGCGGCTCGGACGCGGATCGCGCGATGGCACACGGCATCGGGGCGGCCATGAACATCGCTGTCGGGGCGGGGTTCACGACCGCGCACACGAACCGTCACAACAGCATCGCGATCACGCTGAACGCGGCCAAGCTGGGCCCGCTCGCGACGGCCGACGCTTGCCGCGTGAACGGTTACAACCCCGTGACGGAGGACGCGCTGACAATCTTCGGCGCCTGCTAAGAACACCCAAAACAGAGGGGCGGCGTCAAGCACGTCAGAGCATCCCGGGCTCGCCCGGCTGAGAAGCGCCGTCCCTCACCCTATCTGCAAGCGAGTCACCCCCATGGCCCCACACATCGACGACACGACGGTCCGACACATGGCCCACCGAATCGAGCTCACCATGGCGTGGCTCGACCTCGATGGCGTCATCGCGAACGCTCTACTGCTCGACCCGAAGCCAGCCAACGGCGTCTGGCGCTGCAAGCCGCTCCCTGCCCCAGCTGGAGCACGGAGGCTCACGGGAACGGCATGGGCCGCCCTGACGCTGACCGTAGGAGGCCGGCGCGAGTACGTGCTTGACGACCTGCGCAAGGCCAAGCACATGATCCGCAACGCGCTGGCTACCTACCAGCGGGCTGTGCTCGCGTGATGGACGAGAGCGAGAAGGTGGAGCGGTTGAAGGCGTTATGGTCGGAGGATGAGCAGCGCGGGATTGCTCGCGAGTCCACACTGGAGTCCCGCCTCGCCGACGCGAACGCGCTGCTGGCGGGCTGGAAGAGTGACGGACAGACCGCCAACCGACTGCTGTGGGATGACACGCTCGCCCACCTAGCCGAGCAGCCCGCCACGGCGCCAAAGAACCCATACACGTGCGAGCCAGAATGTGAGTCGCCTCGCTGCCCGGCGCGGGTCTGGGAGCGCTCACACGAGCAGCCCGCCACGGCGCCCGGCCAAGGCTGGGATGTGGACGACCGGGTCGGTAAGCCCGCCGCGGCCGACCAGGCCGTGCTCGATGCGATGGCGGCAATCCCGCGCTGGGCACTGGAGAAAAGTGACCGCGCAAACGAGGATGGTAACTACGCGCTGCCCGCTTGCCGCGCGGAGCTGGCGCGCCGGGGGCTGAAGTGATGAGGGGCGCGAACCCGGACACGGCCATCCCCAAGCTTGCAGCGTACTGCCGCAAGGCCTACCCGAACCGGGGCGTGCGAGTGTCAGCGATGCCAGAGCGCACCATCCGTGACGAGCAGTACATCCGGATCGAGCTGGGCGAGGACACGCGAACGGGCAAGTGCGCCTTTTACCTCGCCATCGTGTGCAGCCCGGCAACCCTGAAGGTCGCGCACGAGCTGATAGAACGAGAGCGGCGCGCATTCGAAGAGAAGGCGCTACGAGACGCGGAAACGGTGCAGCTGCCACCGTACGCAGAGGATAACGAGCCAACAGTCGAGGAGCCCCCCCCAATGAACGATGATACACCGCAGCACGACGCGACGCGATTCGATGCCGACCACCCGCAGCACGACAGCCGATGCACGGCCACCTACTGCGTGTGGCACACAGTGAACGCGGCGCGCGGGGTCGGCTGGGCCGACGCCGCGCTGGAGAGGAGGACCCTCGACAGCTTCACCTATCACAAGCCGAGCGATGAGCAGGTCGAGCGCATCGCAGCCACGCGGGACGGCCACAAGGCGCTTGTCCGCGTTATCTTCGCCAACGTGCGCAACGGGGCCGACCGGACCGCAGCGCTTCGCAAGCTCCACGAGTGCATGATGACATGCAACAAGGCAATCGTGTGCGAGGAGAACGCACGATGAGCAAGCTTCGCATCCTGGGCCAGCCGCACAGCGTGGTGGACGCGCTGGACCTGCCGAACCAAAGCGACCAGTTTCTGACTGCGCTGGTCGACGCTGTCAGCAAAGAGCGCGCGATCCGGTTTCTGACTGCGCTGGTCGACGGCCGGCTCAACGAGCAGGCCCACGCGATCCAGAAGGTAAGCGAGAAGTAGGACGCATGAACCAAGTGCAGTGCGACACGCTCCTGGCTGACTCACAGTGGTTTGGGGTGTGTTGCATCCTGTGCTCGCTGGTGTTCCTGGCGCTGGCATGGAAGCGGGGCAAGCGATGACCTTTAAGATGAGAACCGGCGCCGTCCGCTTCGGCGGGAGCTCTTACTACAGGCTGATCGGGTCGGTGCATGTGGGCGCACCGGTCGAGGTCGGCGACGCGATCCTGGCGTTCGGGAACGCGACACGTGATAGGCTTTTGCGGCAGTACGCAGGGCGACCAATCAAGACAGCGTTTGGAGACGAGCATGAAAGAAAAGATCAGACCCCCGAGCCATAGCAGCTTCAAGGCTGCCGATGAGGCCGAGCTGCCCGACGTGGCCCGCTCCGAGGACATCGGCGGGCGCACCATCGTGGACCCGCAGGCGCTCAACGTCTCGCTGACCCCGGATCAGGCCGCAGCGATGCGGGACACGCACGCGGACCCCAACGCGCTGGAGCTGGCGGCACGCATGAACGCGCCGCCTCCGCCCCGGGTGCCCAACCAGAGGGAAATTCTCAGCGCGCTCCGGAGCACCAAACAGGCGCTGATGCAAACCCACGACCCGGCAGAGCACGACAAGCTCCGGGCCGCCTACAAACGAGCTGTTGCCGCCGCGCGTGAAGCGGGCCTATACGAGGGGCGATGAGAGCACTACTCGTCACCTGGCTCACGGTCGCTTGCGGCGCAACGCAGCTCACGCACCCGCCCGAGCGTGAACGCTGCTGGGCTGAAGCCAAGGTCAAGTTCCAGGCCGACACGGACCGGCTATGCCCCGGTCGATTCACCGAATGCGCCCACGCTGCGGAGCTGATCGACACGCTCCGGAAAGACCAAGAGGCCTGCCCATGAGCTGGGCGTCATTCATCGCGGCCGCGTTCACCTTCGGCCCCGAGCTGCGGCGCACCATCGTCCAACTGGTGCGGCTCTGGCGGGACGACGACGACATGGACGCCGCCTTGAAGGCCCGCCGCGCTCGCGAGCTGGCGGACAGGATCGAGATCCTGGCCAGGCAGCGGCTGTGATCTCGGGGCAGGGGCACGAGTGCCCATGTGGGGAGGCCGGCAGGGCGGATCACCCGCTCGGCTCCTGCTGGCCGAACCCGGGCGACTACCTGGCGCACCCCCCGCGCTGGGTCGTCTGGGTCGACGCGCGGGCGCGCGAGTTCCGGTGCGAGCCACACAGGGAGCTCCCGGCGTGGATGGGCAAGGCGCTTGGCGGCGGCTGGACCGAGCTTCCAATGGTCGTCCAGGAGCCGCAGCCGCACGAGCTTGTGCACGCGTCCGAGTGCAGCCGCGAGGGCGAGCCGCTCCCGTGCTGTCCCGAGTGTACCCCTGTCACGTTCCGTGCCTATAAGGCTGCGCAGCTTGACGCGGCCCGCAAGCCCGGTCAGGGTGGGGCGTAATGGCGACGACCCATCCGACCGCAACCCGCGACGCGATGGCCGAGGCGGTCCGCACGATCGCAAACTCGGGGGCAACCCCGTTCCTGGCCATTCACGACGCGGCGAACGTGCTCCTGGCAAACATCCCGCTGGGCGTGGACTTCGGGGCCAGCTCGAGCGGCACCATCACGGCTGCGGCATCGGGCGCCAACGTCGTGGCCGTAGCGACCGGCACGGCATCCTATGGGCGCGTGAACAACGCCGCGGGGACCGAAGCGTTCCGCGGCGCGGCTGGCGTGGGCTCGGGCGAGGTGCAGATCAGCTCGCTCAGCATCGCGTCCGGCGACACGGTGACCCTGACGAACAACCCGACCTGGACGGCGCCAGCCTGAGAGGCTGAGCCGTGGCGATCAGTCTTCTCGACAGCGGCAACAGCGGCGCTGTAGCCACAAGCGCGACCACCACGGTTGGCGTTACGGTGTCGGCTGGGGCCGGCAACCGGAAGCTTCTGGTCGGCATCACGCTCGAGGACTTCACGGGGAACGCCGCCCCGGCGACGGTCACGTTCAACGGGCAGGAGCTGGTTGCGCTCGGGCTCGCCGTTCCGGGGGCCACGAACAACCAGCAGTCAGCGTGCCGCACCATCTTTTTCGAGCAATTCGAGGGCGGCATGCCTGCCCCCGGCTCGCACAACATCACGGTCACGTGGACCGCGACCACGGGCGGCGCTGTCGTCGCGTACTGGCTCGTTGACGGCGTCCGCCAGGACCAGCTCGCGACCGGCGGCGCCAACGGATCGAACAACGGCGGAGCGAGCGGAACCACGCTCACCACGTCGATCACCGCAGGCGACACGGGCGCGTTTCTGGCCTCGGTCGCCTACCGCAACAACACCGGCGGCACGCTCCAGCTGACGGCGCCCGGAAGCTCGACCACCAGCATTGACACGAACGCGGGCGTGGGCGGGTCGCGGCTATCCGCGGGGCACAAGCTCGCAGGGCTGACGGCCGGCGCCAACAACGCGACGTGGACATTCGCGAGCACGACTGACCGCCGATCCATGGCGGTCGTCGTCGTCAACCCGATCACCGCGGCGATCCTCACCGCTGACGCGACGTTCACGGCTCAGAGCGCCACCAGCCTGGCCACCCTGGCCCGCGCGCGGCAGGCCTCGGCAGCGTTCACGGCCCAGGCGGCAACGAGCCTGGCGACCCTGTCCAGGGGCCGCGCCGTGGCCGCTGCCTTCGTCGCCCAGGCCGCCACCAGCCTGGCAACGCTCCTGCGCACCCGGAACCTGACGGCGGCCTTCACGGCGCAGGCGGCCAGCTCCCTGGCGCAGCTCACCATCGTGGGCAACAAGAGCGCGGATGCCGCGTTCACGGCGCAGGCGGCCAGCTCGAGCGCAACCCTATCCCGCGGGCGAGCCGCTGCCGCCGCGTTCACTGCGCAGTCCGCCTCGAGCCTGGCGACGCTCGACCTCACGGTCAACCGCACCATCGTGGCCGCGTTCCAGGCGCAGAGCGCAACGAGCTTGGCCACGCTCAGTGTACCACCACCACCCCCATTCGTACCCAGCTGGCGCCCGTACCGTCGTGGCCGTCCTACTCCGTCCGGGCTGTGGTGACTTGACACAGCGAGGTCTTCCGTTCAGTCTTGACACGGGCGCAAGCTGGAACATCGCCCCCCAGCACGGCCCGGGACGTATCCCGGAGAAGCCACGCACGAGGCTCTAAACCGTGCCAGGCCCGGATTGCTCTGAGAGCCGGAGGTAGCCAACAGCGGCCATTGACGCTGGAGACAACCCCCAACTTTTCAGAGGACCGAAATGGTTACTCCCGGCCAATACACCGACAACTTCCTCCACACCGTCTACCCGGACCCCGGAACGATCGGCGACCTCGCGACGCGAGACCACGTCGGCATGATGCTGCTCACGCACTCCAAGGCGATGGGCAAGATCACCAGCTACCCGTTCCGCCTCAACGGCCCCCAGGGCCACGGCTTCAGCCGCACCGACTCGCAGTTCGTTGCCGACAACCAGACCAGCACCGCAATCGTTGGCGGCGGCGGGCGCTCTACTGTGGGCGAATGGCTCGTCACCAATGGTGACTACACCGGCTCGGTTGTCATCCGCGACAAGGACATCGAGGAGGGCGACGCCTCGAATGAGGCGAGCTACCTCCGCGCCGTCGTCATGGAGACCGACGGTCTGATCGAAGAGTTCGGCGAGGTGTTCGAGACGTACATCATGGGCACCCAGGACAAGAGCCTGGCGACCGTGAGCACGGCAACGAGCGCCACGACGGGCGTCAACGATGCAAACGGCATCATCGTTCTGGCCACGCCGGAGGACGCGCACAACTTCCACGTGGGCATGGCTCTCGTCGCGGTGGACCAGTCCGCCCCGACGGTGGTCCTCGGCACGGTGGGCACCACGGCGGCCACGACCGGCATTGGCTGGGTCATCGCGGTGGACACGGAGCTTGGCACCATCACCACGAGCAACACGCAGGGCGGAGCCGCCACCGTGATCGCCACGTGGGAGACGGCGAACGACACCAACCCGCTAAAGCTGTACCGGTACGGCGACGTGCAGGGCGGCATCGTGACGAACACGACCGGGTCGAGCTCAAACGGCTACATCGTCGATGGCTTCCAGGACTGGATCACCCCGACCAGCACGCCGGGCACGAAGTTCGGCGTCGACCGCAACATGGACTCGCGCCTCTCCGGCGTGCGTCTGTCGGCGACCAAGTCGGTCGGCAGCATCGAGAACCGCATCTTGCAGGCGGCCACCGAGCTTCAGCTGACGAGCGGCAACAAGGGCCCGCTAAAGGCCATCATCAACTCGCGCCAGTGGACCAAGCTCGTTGGCGAGCTGAAGTCTCGCGGCGTCACCCCGCACGAGTCCACGGTCAAAGGAGCAACGACCTCGTTTGGCTACTCGGCGATCTACGTGGACCTGCCGCAGGGCCGCTGTGAGGTCGTCCCCTCGCCGCACATCCCGCAGACGCTCTTGCTCCTGCTCAACCTCAAGAGCTGGCACTTCTGCGCCACCAAGGGAATGTTCCCGCGCGTCATGAACGGCGACGGCCTGAAGCTCCTCCGCAAGGCCACCAGTGACAACTACGAGTTCCGGACGACCTGCTACGCGCATCTTGCGTGTCAGTACCCGTCCTGGAACGCCCGTGCCACCTTGGCCGCGGTGTAATCGAATCGGCGGGGCGTGGTCGGGATTCCGCACGCCCCGCCGGCTCACCTCATAAGGAGATTCACCGATGATTCAAGATGCACATCCAGTAAGGTCGGGCGTTCCCGATCACTACAAGGCGCTCTACAAGATCGCCGTCACAGTCGCAGCGTCCACATGGACGGTCAGCGACGAACGAATGCCGTCCGGGTTCGGCGCGGGCTCGAACGTGTTCGGCTCGACGGGTATCGCCAACCTGGTGTTCCCCGCGGGCCAGAAGGTACGCGGAGCCAACGCGCACATCGCGGCCCCAACGGCGGTCATTGGCTCGGCTCGGCTGGCCCAGGTCTGCAACATCAACGAGGCGGCGGGCACGTGCCAGGTCATGGTCTACGATGCCGCGACGCCCTCACTCGCCAACCCTATCGTCAACTCGACCATGTTCGTCGAGCTTGACCTAGAGACGGTGTAACGATGCACGCCCATAGCCACGCGACGGGATTCCGCGCCGGTGCTACAATGAGAAACGGTCATGTTGCAGCCGCTGTTACACGCACTCGCGCCGCACTGGGATATGCTTGGGGCTGCCTCGTACTTTCTGATTCGTATCTGGCTGCTCAAACGCCAGAGACGGTGGCAGAAAAAGCACTTGGAGCTGGAGCAGCGGCGGCATATCGCCTCGCAGAACGAGACGTTGAAGATAGCATTGACGGCCTTCGCGCAAGGGGCGCCGCCCACGCTCGACGACTTGCTATCCAAGCGCGAAGCAGACTTCAGTCTGAGATCGTCCGAGACACCCTCCGAGCGGGAACCCCCTTCGGACACCAGACGGGAAGATTCGTACCTCAGAACAAGACCGCGCTAGGCGGCGAGTAAAGGACACGGAGTCACATGGCAACAGCACCAACGGTCGAGGAGCTTGGGCCGCTCCTGGGCGAGTCCGAGAGCCTCGACGCGGAGCCGCTCGACCCGTACGCGGACGAGGATGGCGAGTTCATGGCAGCGGCTCGGGCTGCCGTGGGCGACGAGACCAAGGCCACGGCGCTTCAGGACGCCATCGAGGCGTGTCTACGCAAACACGGCCTGCTCGGGGCCGTGACGGACGAGCCCGAGGAGGAGATCGAGGCTGACGAGCTGGCGGACGTGGGCGAAGGCTTCCCGGACTTCTAAAAGGTTCCCTGGGCTGGCGGTCTGGTGACTCGCCCGCCAGCTCAGGGGCAGATTCAATATGGCTGGCCAATACCTATCCATGGGCGAGGTGATAAACGCCGCGATCTACCGCGCCGACCTCGAAGGCGTGAGCGACCGCCACACGACGCTTGACCTCACGCGAGAGGCCAACCTCAGCTACCGAGACCTGCGCGTCAAGCTGGCCAACAGCGACATGCAGACGGTTCTTCAGCCGACCGCGATCCTGTCGCTCCCGGTGATCGAGGCAGTGACGGGCGGAGGCTACGCAGAGATCGACTGGCCCACGAACGCGGTCAGCGTGCACGGGCTCGACGTGAAGGTCGGCGGGTACTGGAGCAACGTGCAGCAAGGCACTTTCGCGCAGCGCCGGCTCGGGCCGCTCGGCAACGACCGGGGCGACTATGGGTTCAGCGACGAGGGGCTGACCATGTGGGTTCAGCGCTCGCTCCCGACGACCAGCGGCAGCACGCAGGTAGCCGGAAAGATCATGCTGTTCCCGGTCCCCACCGGCGGGCAGTACGTGCTGTGGTTCCTGCCCGAATGGGTCGACATCCTCAACGGAACCGACCTGTTCCCGGGCCAAGAGAGCTGGCTGCAATGGGTCATCTGGGATCTGGCGTGTAAGGCGCTCATCCGGGACGTGGGCCCCCAGGGCAGCAAGCAGCTCGACGAATGCGTTGCGGCGCGCGAACGCTCCTGGATTGCCATCAAAGCGAACACCACGCGGTTGGCGCAGGACGGCCCGATCCAGGTCTCGTCGAGGTACGGGGGGATGCGTAGCGGCCACCGGATGGTGCCGTGAGGCCGATCACTATCGACCTGGCGCGCGGAGCCGACAAGACGGTCGATTCCCGCATCGCCCCCAACGGCACGATCGCGGTGGCGCAGAACGTCCGGGTGGACCAGAAGGGGCGGCTCGTCACGCGGCCCGGGTACACGAGCCTCGGCGTCTCGGTGCACGAGAGCGCCGAGCAGCTGGAGCCGTACGACCTCCACACGGTTGGCGACCAGCTGATCGCGCTCGGCAACAACGCGCCCGGCGTGCAGACAGGCATCCGCGCGCCGTACCGACTCGCCAACACCCCCGCGGGCGTCTGGCGCACCGAGTTCAACGGCATCCACGGCAACGACAGCGTGGACTTCTGGAGCATGCCGGTTGCCGACGAGGTGAGGATTGAGCTCAGCGAGCTGAGCGTGACGCACTCGGTCGCGCTGGCAAGCTCGGACCTGAACGTTGCAGACGTGGCCACGACAGCGGACGGCCGCTATGTGTGCATGGTCAGCTGCGCGCTTGGGTTCTTTGGGCTGTTCGTCCGAATCTCGGTCGTGGATGCGGTCGGCGGCGGAGTCGTCACAACGGCCGTGGTCGCGGTCGGAGTCAGCGGCAACGCCAACCCGCGCGTGCTCGCGATCGGGCAGGTGTTCTACATCTTCAGCCAGAGCGTGACGACGATGAACGTCAACACGCTCGACATGGCATCGGCCTCTCCGGTGCTGAGCGCGGCCACCATCGTTGGCGCCGGCGCCACGACGTACCCGGGCCCCTATGACGTGGCAGTGCTGCGGGGCACGACGAACTATCTCCACGTGTACGCCACGGGGACTGGCTACACCTGGCGGCGCTTCAGCTCTGCCAATATCCAGCAGGGCGCAGCCGTGAACGTCGCGAGCCTAGCGAACGCGCCGGTCAGCATCCAGGGCGACAGCGCCAACAATCGCGTGAATGTCGTGAACGTGCGGACCGCGTCCGGCGTGGAGCTGCGGACGTTCGACGCCACCACGCACGCGGCTGTCACGGGCCCAACGAACGTGGACCCCTCGGGCGAGGTGTTCACGTGGGTCTCGGTGTCGCGTGTCGACTCCTCCAACATAGCGGTTCGCTACTACTCCGAGACGTCGACACGGCGCCGGGTGCGGCACACGCGCGTGTTGGTGTCCACGCACTCACTGACCCAGGGGCAGGTGCACGAAGGCGTGTACCCGGTCAGCAAGGCCGAGATGTTTGACGGCGTCATGTTCACGTGGGAAAGCCTCGGCATCAACAACCCGGCCCCGTACGGCCTCACGAGCGTGTCCACCGCCACGAACGGCGGGCAGCTCGCGGCCACGGTGCTGGATGGCATCGCGAAGAACACGTTTTCAGCGGCGACACTGTTTCATCAGTCGAACATCGTGCGTGGAATCGGGTCGCGTTGGTACGTGGGTCTGATCGGAAAAGACCCGCGGGACGAGACCTATCGAGCGTACCTGGTGGGCTTCAACGTGTTCTCCGGCAAGCGGCGCCAGGGCGTAGCAAACGCCGGCTCGCTGTACCTGGCGGGCGGCAACACGGCACAGTTCGACCGTGCCATGACGACAGAGCTGGGCATGGAAACGGCGCCCGAGTTTCTGGCGCTCGGCAGCTCGGGCGGCGGCGCAAAGACGGCGCTTGGCACGTACACGGTGCAGCTCGTCTTCCGCTGGGTCACGACCGCAGGCGAGGTGATTCAAAGCGCGCCGTCGCCCCCCAGGACCCACACCCTGCCCGGCGGCAACCTGACGCTTAACATCGCCTTCGTGGTGCCGGTCGGGCTGCGCACGGGGCCGCTCGCGTTCCTCCGTGGCGCGCGGCTGTTCCTCGACATCTACACGACCGAGGCCGGCGGCAGCATCCCGCGCTTCGCTCGGGCGCTGGCAGTGGTCGCGACGCCAGCGTTGGGGCAGGGCGGCACGTCCGTTACGGACGCCGCAGCCGATAGCGTCATTCAGACGGGGGCGCCGCTCTACACGCAGGGAGCCGACGGCAGCGTGTCCGGGCGGCTCCCGCTCGGCCTCGCGAGCCCGGCAACGCTGGTGGCTGAGAGCGACGGCAAGCTCATCCTCGGAGGGTTGGAACGCGACACGCAGCTGCACATCAGCTTGGAGAACCGCCCAGGCGAAGGCGTCGGCTTCGTCAACGACGACCTGTTTTTCATTCAGAACCCGGAGCCGATCACGGCCGTCGCGGCGGGAGAGGACGGGCGGCGCTACGTCTTCGGGCGCCGCAACATTCGCGAGCTGATCGGGACGGGGCCGAACGCGGCGGGCGTGGGCGACATCTCCGAGCCGGTCGAGATCGACAGCCACGTCGGGGCCGTCGACTGGCGTTCGGTGTGCAAGACGGAGTTTGGAATCGTCTTCCAGGCCGAGGCCGGCACGGACGACCCGAAGCTGTACCTGTTGCCCCGCGGCGGCAGCACCGCGATCTACATCTCCGAAGGCATCCGGGATATCCTGCGGCAATTCCCGGTCGTCACGGCGGCCGTGCGGCACGACGCGGAGCAGCTCCTCACGTTCACATTGCAAAGCGAGGACGGCACCGACGGGCGTCTCGTCCACCTGGACATGCAAGGCAGCGGGCTCGGCAGCGGCGGCTGGCAGGGTCGGTGGATCGTGGACCGCGTGGCGGCGCTGGAGGGCGAGCAGGCGCCATGGATCGTCGAGCAGACCATGTTCTCGCTCGGCATGTGGCCCGGTGGGGTCTACAACATAAAGCTGCCGCAGGGACGCAAACTCGGCGACCGCATCCTCGTCGTGGTTGCGTCGCAAGGGCTCAATACGTCGTTCGTCAGTGGTTATTCGCTGCTGGTGAACACGTCCGACAGCTCATCAAACCTGTTCCGGGTTCACGTGCAGGACCTGACGACGCAGGCACGCGTGGCGGCGGACACGGCCGCCATCAATATGACGACGGGGGCGCCGCAGGCGGTGCTGTTCTCGGTGCTTCTGGTGCGCGGCTCGGACCTCGGAACGGCCATAGCGGTCACCGGGGCTGGAAGCGCAGGCGGCACTCCGAGCGCGCTGCTGACGCCGCCATGGGGCAGCGCAAATAACCTGTGGATCTCGTTCGGGTACGCGGACGCCTCGAACCTGCCGGACCCCGCGAACGTAAGCTCGAACAACCTGACGATCTGGCGCACCGCGCCGGCCAATTACGGCAACGTGGAGCGCATCGGGGAACGCCCGGGCGCGCTCGCGACCACCGCCGCGGTATACGAGATGGCCTCGGCGTGGCGGCAGACACGCGCCACGGCGCAGACCGCAGCATGGGCAGCCGCAAGCGCCGTTGCCTCGGGCACCACGCACCTGGCGTTCAAGCCGCTGGCGTCCACCGGTACGCCGGCACGGGCCGCGGTGGCACATCAGGGGCGGCTCGTGGTCTGCAACAGCACGGACGTTCTC